AGACAAAGCAGCAAAAAATATAGGTGTCAAGTTACCAAACTAAATATCTTTAACTGAAGATATATGAATGTCTCATTTGATCATCAAGAAAAAGAATGAAGTCTATATCACGATAGAAGCCGAACCACACGTTTATCACGAATTATCTGATTACTTTACTTTCGATGTTCCAGGGGCAAAGTTCATGCCTCAATATCGAAATAAGTATTGGGATGGAAAGATTCGACTGTTTGATTCTAGAAAGAACGAACTCTATGTTGGTCTGATTGATAAGGTTATATCCTTTTGCAATCGACAGGGATACACATATGAGTTTGAAGGAAACAAGTTCTATGGACTACCAATTGAAGAGAACGCCCTAGTGTCGCCAGAAGGGGTTGCAGACTACATGAAAAGTATTTCTGTACACAAACCCCGTGGATATCAAATTAAAGGTGTATATGATGCACTGAGACACAATCGTAAACTTCTGATCTCACCGACAGCCTCTGGTAAGTCTTTGATGATTTACTCTCTGGTGAGATACTTTGAAAACAAAGACAAAAATATTCTGATTGTTGTTCCTACCACATCATTGGTAGAACAAATGCATAAGGACTTCCAAGACTATGGTTGGGATGCAGACAGATACTGTCACAAGATCTATTCTGGTCGTGAGAAGACCACAGATCAACCAGTTGTCATTACAACATGGCAATCGATCTACAAACTAGAGAAGTCTTTCTTTGAAAGATTTGATGTTGTGATTGGTGATGAAGCTCACCTGTTCAAGTCTAAGTCTCTGGTTGGTATCATGACCAAACTGTTGGACTGTAAGTATCGATTTGGTTTCACAGGAACACTGGACGGAACACAAACTCATAAGTGGGTATTGGAAGGACTCTTCGGACCATCGTATAAAATCATCAGCACTGATGATCTGATGACTAAAGGATATCTGTCGAAACTGAATATCAAAATCCTTACACTCAAACATCCACCACAAAAATTTGAAAAGTATGAGGATGAAATTCAATATCTTATCGGTCACAATCAGAGAAATAACTTTATCAAAAATCTAGCATTAGATCAAAAGGGTAACACACTTGTCTTATACAGTCGAGTGGAAGCTCATGGTGCGTTATTATTTGACTTAATAAATAAGTACAAGGAAGAAACTAGAAGGTGTTTCTTCGTTCACGGTGGTGTTGATACTGAGGATAGGGAACTAGTTCGTTCCATCACAGAACAGGAAGAGAACGCAATTATCATTGCATCATACGGAACATTCTCAACTGGTATTAATATCAAACGACTACACAACGTCATCTTTGCTTCACCAAGCAAATCCAGAGTTAGAAATTTACAGAGTATAGGACGAGTCCTTAGAAAGGGGGATAATAAGGTTAAAGCCACTCTATTCGATATCGCTGATGACATTACATACAATTCTTCAAAAAATTATACTCTGAATCATCTGATGGAGAGAGTGAAAATTTACAATGAAGAGAACTTTAATTATGAAATACTCAACATTCCATTAAAAACATGTCAGAAGAGTTCCTCGCCGTTGTTAAGTTAGTCTCAGGAGAAGAGATAGTAGCAAAGGTCACTGAGTTAGAAGACGATCAAATCGTTATAGAATGTCCAGCAATGATGAATAGTTCTTCTTCCAGAAGAATGAATGTCAACATTGTCAAGGTAGAACCTTGGATCAAATCTGGTAGAGAAACCACATATATAGTGAGAATGGACAAAGTGCTCACTATCAGTGAAATCTTTGATGAAGACATTGCACACACGTATACCAGATTTGCAATGGCTTACTACTACAATATCAAGATGCCTAAACCCAACAAGATCACTAAGGAAATGGGTTATGTGTCAAGTGTCAAAGATGCAAGAGCTTCTCTAGAGAAGCTTTTTAATGAAAGCTAATTTGTCTCATTACCCTTGACAGAGTTAGTCTACTCATAGAATCAATACTTGTCAAGCCTGATAAGTGTGATATAATATTATTATGAATGATAAACATACCGATGTCTAATGTAATGCCAAGGACTAGGAAGAGATCCGAACACTACGTAAACAACAAAGAGTTTCTTGCTGCGATCGTCGCATACAAGGAAGAAGTTGCTCTTGCGGAAACGAGAGGAGAACCTAAACCGCGTATTACAAATTACCTGGGTGAGTGTTTTCTAAAGATTGCAACACACTTGTCCTACAAACCAAACTTTGTGAACTACATGTTCAAAGACGATATGGTGTGTGATGGAATCGAAAATTGCGTTCAGTACATTAATAATTTTAATCCTGAGAAATCCTCGAATCCTTTTGCTTACTTTACGCAGATCATTCATTATGCGTTTCTCAGGAGAATCCAAAAGGAAAAGAAACAACTAGAGATCAAAACCAAGATTCTTGAAAGGTCTGGTTATGATGAAGTCTTCTCAGACGATGGTATGATGGCAGGATCAAGTTCTGATTATAACAGCATCAAGGACGCAGTTCAAACGAGAATGTATTATCAATGAAGACAGCCATTATTACTGATCAACACTTTGGCTGTCGCAAGAACTCAAAACTCTTTCATGATTACTTTCTGAGATTCTACAACGATGTTTTCTTTCCCACTCTGGAGAAAGAGAATATCAAGACAGTGATCGACATGGGAGATACCTTTGACAGTCGCAAAGGTGTTGATTTCTCCTCTCTTGCATGGGCAAAGAACAACTACTATGATCGTCTACGTGATATGGGTATCACGGTTCATACAGTTGTTGGAAACCACACTGCATATTACAAGAACACGAATCACGTCAATGCAGTTGACTTGCTTCTTCGTGAATATGATAACGTGAAGGTATACTCTGAATGCACTGAGGTTCTGATAGATAAACTGAAAGTATTGTTTATCCCGTGGATCAATGCAGAAAATTCTGAGAGCAGTTTCCTTTCGATTCAAAATTCAAGTAGCAAGTGCGCGATGGGGCACCTTGAGCTCAACGGATTTAGAGCGCATCGCGGTCACATCATGGAAGAGGGTATGGACTGCAAACTATTTGACAAGTTCAACAAAGTCTTTTCGGGTCACTATCATACACGATCCGATAATGGAACAGTGTTCTATCTGGGAAACCCCTACGAAATGTTCTGGAATGATTGCAACGATACTCGGGGATTTCATATTTTTGATACGGAAACTCTAGAGCATACGCCTGTCAATAATCCATACAAGATGTTCCACACTCTGTATTACGAGGACACTCCTCATCAGATGTTGGACACCACACCGTTTGAACAGAAGATCGTTAAAGTCATTGTTCGTAAGAAGACTGATCCTAAACAGTTTGAGAAGTACATCGACAAACTCTATTCTTCCAATCTGTTTGAACTGAAGGTTGTAGAAAACTTTGAGTTTGTTGAGAGTGAGGAGTTTGAAGCTGAAGAATCTGAGGATACAATTTCTATCTTGAATAGATATATTCAAGAGGCTGAGGTTGACCTGGACAAGGCAGTTATCACCTCTATTTTACAAGACGTGTACAAAGAGGCTTGCGAAGTAGAGTAATGTTTATTCTTGCTGTAAAAGGATACGAAGAGGACGGTGCCTTCGCTCTTGAAGGTAAGACAGGTGACAAAGTTCTTCTCATGTTTGAAGAGGAGGACGATGCAACTCGATATGCTTTGCAGTTAGAAGACAATGATTACCCTGAGATGTTGGTAGTTGAGGTTGATGACGATGCGGCTGTTGCCGCTTGCGAAATGCACAATTACGAGTATAATGTAATTACCCCTGAAGATATTATAGTTCCTCCTAAAGATGATCTGTTTTCAAAAAATTCGTTGGCGTAACTTTCTCTCTACGGGGAACCAGTGGACTGAGATTCAACTGGATGAGAAATCCACGACCATCGTAATTGGAAGCAACGGGGCAGGAAAGTCCACGGTGTTGGATGCACTGACTTTCTCTCTGTTCAATAAACCCTTCCGCAAGATTAATAAACCACAACTTCTCAACTCTACGAATGAGAAGGACTGTCTGGTTGAGATTGAATTCAAAGTCGGGTCAACTGACTGGATGATTCGTCGTGGGATGAAACCAAATATTTTTGAGATCCATCGCAATGGAAAGGCTTTGGATCAGATGGCTGATGTTGGAACTCAACAGAAGTGGTTGGAACAGAATGTTCTGAAGATGAACTATAAGTCTTTCACTCAGATTGTGATTCTGGGTTCATCGACTTTTGTTCCCTTCATGCAGTTGCCTGTCAACAGTCGTCGTGAAGTGATTGAAGATCTTCTTGATATCAAAATCTTCTCCGCGATGAACATGATCATCAAGGACAAGATCCGCACTGTTCGGGATCAAGTCAAAACTTTGGAACTGAAAAAGAGTTCTTTGAAAGATAAAGTTCAGATGCAACAGAACTTTATTGAGGAACTAGAGAATCAGGCTCAGAAGAATATTGCGGATAAAGAATCTAAGATTCAGACTCTTATGGAAGAAGAGAATGATGCGATGAATCTCAATATCAAACTGGTAGAAGAGATGGATGACTTCCAAAAGGTGATGCAGAGTTATGAAAGTTCTTCTGCAATGTTGAAGAAACTTGGAAATTTGAAAGGTAAAATCTCTAACAAAGTATCTACAGTTACCAAGGAGCATAAGTTTTTTAACGAAAATACGGTATGCCCTACCTGTACACAGGGTATTGAAGAAGAGTTTCGCTTAAATAAAATTAAGGACGCTCATAATAAGAAGGAGGAGTTAGAGTCTGGGTTCCAAGAACTAGAGACTGCGATTCAAAAAGAAGAGGAACGAGAGCGTCAATTCCTTAAACTCTCTAAAGAGGTAACAAAACTAACTAATGAGATTTCTCAGAACAATGTTAAAATCTCTGGATACCAAAGACAAGTCAGAGATCTTGAGTCGGAAATTCAAACTATTACCACTCAACTTGAAAACAGAAATTCTGAACATGAGAAATTAGCCGAGTTCAATAAAAACTTAAGAGAAACCTACGAACTATTAGGAGAGAAAAAACAAACAATCCAGTATCACGATTTTGCATATACTCTTCTCAAAGATGGTGGCGTAAAAACCAAGATCATTAAAAAGTATCTTCCACTTATCAACCAACAGGTTAATAAGTATCTCCAGATGATGGATTTTTACATCAACTTCAAACTAGATGAAGAGTTCAATGAAACGGTGCAGTCTCCCATTCACGAAAACTTTTCTTATGCATCGTTTAGTGAAGGTGAAAAAATGAGAATCGACCTAGCCCTTCTCTTCACATGGAGGGAAGTTGCTAGGTTCAAGAACTCAGTAAATACAAACCTCCTTATCATGGACGAAGTGTTTGATAGTTCACTGGATGGAATGGGAACTGAAGAGTTCCTTAAGATTGTAAGATTTGTCATCAAAGGCGCAAACATCTTTGTCATCTCCCACAAAGAGTCATTGCATGATAAATTTGATGGGTTGATTCGTTTTGAAAAAGTCAAAGGATTTTCCAGGATGGTTCTATGACAACCCCCAATTGGCAACACCACTCACGTAAAGAACAGAAGCCCACTCTCAAACCTCAGGCGATGAGAGCTCGTAGAGAAGCCCTGAGACAGTTCAAGAAGCGTCACAAGAACCGCCCTGACAAGGCGGTTTCGTCGTATTATGAGTCCATACGAAACGCACCTTATGTCATCTGTACGTCATGAAATCAAGTCCCAACTCGCCAAACTTCTGGCGACTGAGGATCTGATTGTTGAACATAAGAATTGTCCTACCGCACAGTTCAACGTTGAGACTCGCGTCCTGGTCTTGCCTATCTGGGACAAGGCCAGTAACGATGTCTATGACATGCTCGTAGGACATGAAGTTGGTCACGCACTCTTTACCCCTAACGAAGACCTGCCCGACGGCATCCCCCACTCCTTTGTCAACATTGTGGAGGATGTGCGGATTGAGAAACTGATGAAACGTCGGTATGCAGGTCTTGCAAAGTATTTCTACCGTGGGTACAGGGAACTTACTGACGAGGACTTCTTTGAACTTGAAGGTGTTGATATCTCCAACATGAATCTTGCAGATCGTGTCAACCTGCATTTCAAGATTGGTAACTTCGTTGATATTGAGTTCAACTCTGAAGAGAAGAAAATCCTGAAAGAGATTTGGGATTGTGAGACTTTTGAAGATGTCTTGTCAGCTGCAGAGACTCTTTACAATTACTGCAAGAAGAAACCAGAACCTGAACAGAAACAAACCATAGAACTGCCTCCCACTGGTTCTGGTCAAGATGATGATCAACCACAACCACAGATGTCCTCTGATGAGGCTGAGGAACCTGGTGACTCTGAGGAGGAAAGTGATCAACAAGAGGTTGAATCAGAGTCGCCAGTAGGTGGTGTCGGTGGTGGTCAGGACTATGAACCGACTGTAGAGACTGTCGATCGTCTCAGTGAATCTCTCAAGGATCTCACATCTAGGTTTGCTCAAGAAAACAACTACGTTGAAATTCCTCAGGTTGATCTGGACAAGGTGATTGTCCCTAATGCAGACATTCACGAACGTTGTCGTAATGAATGGGATGAATGGAAGAATTATCGTAATAACTGTTTTGAACTCAGTGATCAGGCTTTCTATGAATTCAAGAAGTCTGCACAGAAAGAAGTCAACTATCTAGTCAAAGAGTTTGAGTGTCGCAAAGCTGCAAGTTCCTACAGTCGTGCAACCACAACACGGACTGGTGTTCTTGATACCACCAAACTTCACACCTACAAGTACAACGAAGATCTGTTCAGGAAGGTATCTGTGATTCCTGATGGTAAGAATCACGGTCTGGTGTTTGTCCTGGACTGGTCAGGATCCATGGCACATGTCATGGAGGACACAATCAAACAACTCTATAACCTGATTTGGTTCTGCCGTAAGGTTTCAATTCCTTTCGATGTTTATGCATTCACCAATGAATATCCCAAACAACATTTCATGGATTATTCATATGAAAAGAAAGACGGACTTGTCTGTATTGATGCAACATTCTCTATGATGAATCTGTTTACCAGTAGTGTTAACAACAAGACTCTGGAAACACAGATGATCAATGTGTTCCGCATTGCTCGTGCTCTGCATTACTATGGTTGTGCGTATCCCATCCCCACTGGTCTGACTCTCTCTGGCACTCCTCTGTGTGAGAGTTTTATTACCCTGCACCAGATTCTTCCTCAGTTCCAGAAAAAGAATGGTGTTGAGAAAGTTCAGTGTATTGTTCTGAGTGACGGTGAAGCCTGTGGTATCAGGTATCACAAGAAGTTCTCTCGTCCTGGTGATGAGGAATTTCTTGGACTGGGACGCACTGATGAAGCCACAGTTCTCCGTGATCGTCGTTCTGGTGCAACCTACAACATGACTGGAATGTGGTGGAAACACTCTGATGTGTTCCTGCGTCAACTCCGTGACACCTTCAAAACTGTGAACTTCATTGGTATCCGTATCTTGGAGGGTCGCGATGTCAATAGTTTCATCAAACGATATATTGATGACTTTGATCAACAGAATGTGGCTCGGATGAGTTGGAAGAAGAATCGTTCTTGCACCATCAAAAGTTCTAATTACAACTCTTACTTTGCATTGTCTTCTAGTTGTCTTTCGCAGGACTCTGACTTTGATGTGAAAGATGATGCAACTAAAAGTCAGATCAAGAGTGCATTTATCAAGAGTCTTCGTACTAAGAAGATGAACAAGAAAATTCTTGGAGAGTTTATTGAACTAGTTGCCTGACTAAATACTTAAAAAGTATTGTCGAAAATGGATCATAGAATTTCTAAAGATATGATTTCCAATGGTATGACACCATCGGGACAGAAGTCTCAGCAAGATCTTTCTAGGAGTCAGTATGGTTCTGCCGCGACTCCTTCCTCTCTTGCTGAGGCATATAAAAAAATCTCTGAGATGAAGGGCCCTGCTCTTCCTGGTGAACCTAATAGACCTGGTACTCCTAAGGCTCCAGGTGGTCGTCCACATCTTCCTGGTGAGAAACAAACTCCTAAACCAAAAGGCACTCCTGGTCTGAGACTGGCTGGTGTAGACCTCTTTGATATCGTCAAAGGTCATCTGATGAGTGAAGGTCTTTCTGAAGAGGACGCTCTGAAGAAAATGCTTGAGATGACCGAAGAGGAGAAAGCTGAAATCGTAG